GCTTTTTTCATACTATCATATGTGGGTTTGCATATGGTATTTGAAAAAGATGCAAAAAAGACCATACCTTTGCTATGGGAACCAGGTGGTTTGCTGTTTAAACTATATAAAAAATTAAAAAAGAAATAACTCCGATATTTAATGTCAAGAAGAGGTAACACACATGACATACATGGAAATTTCAACTTTTATGCAAGAGGATCTACGTGCTGATGTACTCCGAACTTGCGACGAAACTCCGAACTACTTTGGTTGTCGATTTTGGACAGCAGAAAACAATATGGGCATTGAATGGTATAAGGATCATTCCGAATCGTATGTTGAAGATATTGCTGAAAATTATGTCATGGGCATCAAAAAGTGGCCGGAGTAAGTTTATGTTGACCCCTCTTGGCGACCGTTTCTACTTTCCTGGATATCATTTAGTGGAATGGCGCTGGGGGGTTGACACCATTCATAAAACGTGGTATAATATACATTATCACATGAGGAGAATATAATGGTTAGTAAACAATTAAAAAAGGCGAGGAAAAAAGGGCGCCAAAATCGTGTCACAATTGACGACAAGTATGTAGGGCCTGAACCGTATTGGGATGAAACTAACCCAACGCCAACCGAAGATCGTGCTCGACAAAGAGCATGGTCTGAAGGCGCCCATTGGTACAACTACTTTTATAAAAATAAAGACTATGTACCTTACATTATTCGATATGCCAAAGAAGTACACAATTTTGATCAGAAACAAATTGATGCGCTGAAAGAATTACCAGATTGGCAATTATGTGAGGGTACTAGGGGTATTGCACGGTTACATTTTCGGGGATGGGACCATGAGGAAGAATTACACCAACGAGCACTTAATTCCTTAAACGATCACGTAATTACTGGTACGGAGATATTAAAGAATAAAAAGGAAATTAAAAAAACAACAACCCCACCACCAACTCCAGCACAACGTGCCTATAAAAACATGATAGAAACCGTCTATACTGATTGGGCTGAAATGGTTGTTGATAATTGGTTAGAGGGTAAGTATAACTTAGAATTTAATGTATACGAACTCTGGAAAAAACATGGTCTGAAAGGTAATATTATTAACGCATTCAGGGAAAAGATTCAATTTGAATATGATTGTATATCAGATGCTTATAATAATAAGTGTGATCAAGCAGTCGAGGCCTATTCACATATTACCAGACGTAGACAGAAGAAAATGTTAAATCTTATGGATACAGTTTTCTCTGATCTAGCTAAATTAAAAGATAGTTTTAAGGCAGTTAGAATGCCTAGAGCTAAAAAACCAAAATCAACAGATGCTCAAGTTGCGAATTTACAATATTTGCAAGAGGACATTGATTCTAAGGTGACTTCTATCAACCCGGTACTTATTCCTACCAAAGAACTGTTATGGGTATATAACATTAAACAGAGGGTGTTGACACAGTATACAAGTACTGCTACGAAAGGCTTTGAAGTCGGCGGTACTACTATTAAGAATTTCGATCCCACTCTGTCTAAAACATCTAGGTTACGAAAACCGCAAGATATTTTACCTGACGTGTTGAAATTAACTCCCAAACAAATTGAAAAACGAATTTGGGGTAAATTAACCACTAAAATAAATAGCCCAACCGGCCGTATTAATAAGGATTGTATTCTACTTAGGGCAATATAGGGGAATGATAGAACAAAAAATAATGACAAGAAAAAGGTTTTCTGCTGAGGTAGAGACTCTTGTAAGGGAAAGTAGGGGGTTGACTTATATAGAGGCAGCTGCTTACCTCATACAAGAACGAGGGATGGATTTTAAGAGTTTAAACAGACTTTTATCTGATTCCCTTAAACAGAAAATTGAGGCTGAGGCCGTAGATTTAAATTTATTACGAACTAAACAAACCAACAAATTACCAGTATAGGAGAATATGTTATAATGATCGATCCATTTGAATCATATAAATTATATAATGCATTAAAGTTGCACTTTGAGACCAACTATGATGCCGTAAAATATAATTTTAAATCAAATGTTACACCGCAATCCTTCTTTAAGAGAAAGGATAAGTACTTCTTTGCTAAACTTGCTATGAAGTACAACGGTCAATTAAAAGATTTTTATATCTCGCAATTTATCAATACTGAAAAGTACATCGGCGATATGATGGATAAACCTGCAGAAGAGAACTACGCAAGATACAAAAGAATTAAAGAAAGTATCCATAGAGTGTTCTCGGTTGATATAAATATATTAAACGAACAAGAAAAACAGTTCGATTCGTTATTTAAAAGTGAAAATGGACAAGTTCCCTTGGTCGTTAAATTATGGATGCAAGAAGAAATTAGTTTAGAGACTATTGTGATTCTTAATTCCATATTTGGGTTTATTGATCGAGAATCCCAGAATATATCAGATACTATTATGTGGCCTGATATGAAAAGGATAATTGAGAAGTATACACCATTCGTATATTATAATAGAAATAAATGCATGAAGTTGTTGACAAATGTGTTTATTTGATGTATAATATACATATAATGATGAATAAAGTGAAATACAACAGAAACGACTACACTAGAGTCGTAATACACTGCAATACGGAGAATATAAAATGTCATTTGCAAACTTAAAGAGCTCACGAGGCTCATCTTTTGATAAACTCGTAAAGGCTGCGGAAGCAGTATCCACTAAAACAGAATCAAGTTCCTATGGGGATGATCGGCTCTGGAAACCTACCCGAGATAAAGCAGGAAACGGTTATGCTGTAATTCGATTCCTACCCGCACAAGAAGGTGAAGATCTTCCGTGGGTACGATATTGGGATCATGGCTTTAAAGGCCCTACTGGTCTATGGTATATCGAAAACTCTTTAACTTCTATTGGACAAGAGGATCCAGTTAGCGAGATGAACTCTGTTCTTTGGAACTCAGGTCGGGATGAGGATAAAACTATTGCTCGAGAGCGAAAGCGTCGATTGCATTATGTAAGTAATGTACTTGTTATTTCTGATCCCTCTAACCCAGAGAACGAAGGAAAGGTTTTCCTTTATAAGTTTGGTAAGAAAATCTTTGATAAGATTATGGAATCAATGCAACCTGCATTCGAAGATGAAGAACCAATTAACCCTTATGACTTCTGGGAAGGTGCCGACTTCAAAATCAAAATTAGAAAAGTAGAAGGTTGGGTAAACTATGATAAGTCAGAGTTTGCAACACAATCTGCTCTCTATTCTGGTGATGAATCAAGACTTGAAGAGGTCTATAATAAACTGTATTCACTACAGGACTTCCTCGATCCTAAAAACTACAAATCATATAATGATTTAAAATCCAAAATGAATAAGGTTTTAGGTATTGATGCTGGGGTAATGACTCCTGAACCATCTGTTTCAGATGTGATGGAGGCTCCAGAAATCAAGCAAGTTGTATCTCCTGTGGTTGAAACACTAACAGTAGATACCAGCTACACTGATAACTCAGCAGTTGATGAGGATGAAACCTTATCATACTTTGCTAAACTTGCAAAAGAGAGTTAAAAAACCTACGTAATAACTAATAATATGGTTTTTTAAGGGACGGCTGAGGTCGTCCCTTTTTTTGTATAAATAATAATACGTTCGGGACGGAAGTAAGGATTGGCCTGAAGGAACGCATCTTTTTATCTGCTACTCACTCCCATAGCTGTTCTATCTGGAGTGGCAGGTTTCTGAGAAATAAATGTACTTGAGTTCTTTCTGTTATCTGTACTTGAAATAATATTTTGTTGCCTGCGCAAGATCCGATCAAACGCGTTTGTTTTCTCCGATTCGTTCTCCCCAGACATAACTTGTATTTCTTCTCCCTTTTCATTAAGACCATCACCTTCCACTTTAAATGAATCAATAGTATCATCACCTAAGGTAAATACTTTATTAAATCCTTCCATAAATGCTTCTCCTGGCGTTTGTCCACCAGGCCATGCGGCCGCTAATCCAGCAACTGCACCTGCTGCCACTGCCGCGGGAAATAGTAATATCTTTTTAAGAATTTTTAGTAGTGATAGTGATACGTTCTTAATTAAACCACCAATGCCGATATCAGCAATAGATTCCTTAATACTACCAATAAACTCTACAATAGTATCTATAATAGAAGTAAATACTTTAGTGATCATCTCAGAGAATGAGAATGAATCAAGAAATCCAGAGAAGTTTTCAAAGCCTAACTTCGAAGCAATCCAACTTACTGCGCTCTTCAATATATCAAGAGGCAGACCAATTAACCCTGTCCAGATTGCGGCCAAACCACCAAATAGACCACCAATAATACCTTCAAGAAATCCTTTGTCTGAGTACTTTGTGAATGTACCAATAAACTCTATAACAGTATCTGTAATAGAAGTAAATAGTTTACCAATCATCTCAGAGAATGAAAATGAATCAAGTTGTTTAGAAAAGTTTTCAAAGCCTAACTTCGAAGCAATCCAACTTATTGCGTCCTTTAATAGATCAAGAGGCATACCAATGAAACCTGTGAGAAATCCGGATAGACCACCAAATAGACCACCAATAATACCTTCAAGAAATCCTTTGTCTTTATACTTGTCGAAACCAGACAATGCACCTTTGAGTGTATCAAACACACTTATCAGTATCGTAATTGGATAGAATAATCTACCCAATACTCTACCAAAACTAAAGGCAGCTTTGAAAATAGATTTCATTGTAGTGATGAGTTTTCCGATACCTTTAATTCCAGATTTCGGCATCAGAGATTTGCCGCTTGGCATTAGATTCTTAATAGGTGCTAAGTCTTTGGGAATCTGCTTAAATGGTTCTATTACCCACTTCATTATTGATGCAACTGCATTACTAATATTTTTTAAACCCTGAGCTATACCCTTTCCGATATTACCAATTTTACCAAGCTTGGCGAATTGTCCTGACGCTGCTGTAAAACTTT